GGAACACTATCAGTGTTTTTGCATTAGGTAGTAAAAGACGTGCGGTATATAAAAATTCTAATGGTTTTGTTCTTTTTGAGGGTTCTTATGTTCAAACTAATGATAGTATTAAATTAATCAATGAAGTTATAATTGGGGCTTATGGAAGTTTAAGTAACAATCCGAATGACCCACAATTCATTATTACAATAGATGAAATTAATCCGCCATCATATGATTCAATTCCAAATCCACAAAATAGAAATGGGATAAATGCGTTTTTTGATGGAATGACAACTTTTTTAAATGGGGTTGATAGTTTCCAAGGTAAGATAATAGATGTTTTGATTCCAAAAATTCAAAAAGAATTACCTGATGTTAGTTCAAGTAGAATTAATGTTGCGTTTTCTGAATTAACTGCAGAACCACAACCAAAAGTAGAACTATGGGAATCATTTAAATCTTTAAATGATAAATGGATTGCAGGTTCGGATTTTAAAACAAAAACATTGTATGAAGATATAATGTTGTTAGACAGGGCTAGTAGAAATATTGGAAATAAAGTTATTATAGATATCTTTAAATTAAGAGATACATTATCCACAATATCACCAAAAGTTAATATGTTAAGTTTTGTTGAAACAATTTTGGTAGAAAATAATTTTTTGGTAATGAATATACCATCTTATGTTAATTTTTATAATGTACAAGAAGTAGTTAAAAATCCTAAACCTAGAGTTGATAGTACATCCGATTTTGCAAATACGTTATTTGGAACATTCATGAATGTTGATTATAGAGATTCAACCGCCAAAATGGTTTGTTTTTATGGTGGTAAACCAAGTGAAGTTCCTGATGTTAAAAATGTGGATTTTAGATTTAGAAGTGATGCTGTTGATTTTAAAAGAGCGGATAATCCCTTTATTGAAAACCAAGTCAATAAAACCGATCATGCCATTTCAAATAAAGTTGTTGGATTTAACGTGGATATAGGTACACAAAATCAAAGTATATTTAATTCATTTAATGTTGGACAGAATCAAGGGGTATCAACTGCTGAGTCTTTGGAAATATTAAATCAGATGGCGAATCAAGCCGGAAATAGAGGGGGTTCAACACAGAATGTTTCTTTGTATAATTTATATAAAAATAGAAGTTATACTTGTTCCTTAACAATGTTGGGTAATGCAATGATGCAACCCACAATGTATTTTAATTTAAGAAATGTCCCAATGTTTAATGGTGCTTATATGATATTGGAAGTAAACCATAATATTACTTCAGGTAGATTTACAACAGATATTAAGGGTATAAGACAGTCAATGGCGGGATTACCAAAAATTGATAACTATTTACAAGCGTTAAGAACAAATTTAGTTAGTAAAATTCAAGAATCTATAAATCAAGAGAAAGATGCTCAAACCGCCAAAAATCCTACGAATATAAAAGAATTAAGTGATAAAGGACAAGAATTATTGGCAACAAATGCGAATACAATTACTAATTCACAAACTTGTCAACCAATTGATTATTATAGAAGTTACACATTTGTTCAACCTACTAGAAATTCTATTAATATAATTGATACTAAAAAAATAATAGTTTCTATTGTTGGTAACAATATACCAGTAGGAAAAAATAAAAATGCTGATATATTATCTTATGCTATTTTTGCTAAATTATATGTTGGTAGTCGAAGTTCTAATTCTTCAACATTACAGGCTTATGGATGGAACAATGCGGGGATTGATTTAACTCAGGAATGGAATACTATGTCAACTTATAGTAATAAAACTTTTTATTGTTCTAATAACAATACACCATTTGTTGTTTTTGAATCTTTGAATAAACTTATTGAATTTTTATATAATAGATGGCAACCAAGAATATTTGCTGATACAAATATACCTACAGACTTATCAGGGCAACTTGATTATATTTATAAATTTGTTATTGAAAATGGGTTTTCAGACATTGCAAAAGGACAAGCGTTTTATCAAACCTTAGTTAAGGATGGAACAATAAATGACTATAAAATTGTTATCAAAGAAGGAGTTGATAAATTTATTCAAACACCATAATTCTTTTGATTATTTATCTTAATCAATATATTTATAATAAAAAAATACTATGAGCGTAAAAAATATTTTGGAATCTTATTTGGGAAAATCCACTAAAACTTCTGAGAAAGACTTGGGTAACGGAAGTAAACAAATTTGTGACCTTGAAACAGGGGAATGTTATGTTGTAAGAATGAAAGATGGATTAATCGAAAGAGTAGATAATACAATTAAAACAAATAAAAAAATCCAAGTTGAAACAACAACAGGAATAAAACAATTATTAAACGGATAAATTGTTATGAGAATTGATGTTAAAATTTTAAATGAAATCAAAAGATATAGAGAAATAAATACCTATATTAACGAACAAGAGTTACCACCACCTCCGGGCGGTGAATTACCACCTCCACCAGGTGGAGAATTACCTCCCCCTCCGGGTGGAGATGTGCCACCACCTCCTGTCGGAGCACCCCCTCCACCGGCACCACCACCAACAGGGGCGACAGAACCAACACCCGTGGATATTCAATCAGATACTGATGTTGAAGAAATTAAGGGAGATAAAAAAGAAATTGAAGTTACTGATTTGGTTAAAGGTCAGGAAACTGTTGAAAAAAAACAGGAAGAATATTTTGAAAATCTTTTTGACCATCTAACCCAATTGGAAGATAAGTTATCTGCGATGGATGAGATAATTAACAAATTAAATAATTTGGAAAATAAGATTGAAAAATATAGAATTAAAACACCTGAAGAAAAAATGGAATTAAGAAGTTTGGATTCAGGACCTTTTAATCAAAAACTAAGTGATTTCTTTGAAGATAAAGAGGATGATTTTGAAAAAGCAGGAAGAGAACAATATATTATAACTCCTGACGATGTTGAGAATTACTCTAAACCTGATATAACTAAAAGTTTTAGAGAATATGGATTCGGAGATGATATGAATGATTTTCAGGCACAAAAAATATATTAAATAATATTTGACTAACTCACGGCTGACACTTATATTTTGTGTATAATATTTTCTAACTTAAAAATTTTTAACAATTATGGCGACAAATCCTTTAGATGCGATTTTAAATCAGTATGAACAATCGCAAAAACCTAGTACAACAACAAAAATGTCTCAAGACGAGAGAATGAAGAAATACTTCACTGCTCTTTTGAAAGAGAATGAAAAACAAGGACAAAAAAGATTAAGAATTCTACCCACAACAGATGGTTCTTCACCTTTTAAAGAGGTATGGTTTCATGAATTATATGTTGGTGGTAAATGGCAAAAGTTCTATGACCCAGGTAAAAATGATAATGAACGTTCCCCACTTTCTGAAGTCTATGAAGAATTAATGGCAACAGGTAAAGATTCTGACAAAGAACTTGCAAAACAATATAAACCAAGAAAGTTTTTTATTGTTAAAGTTATTGATAGAGACAATGAAAAAGATGGTGTTAAATTTTGGAGATTTAAACACAACTACAAAAATGAAGGTATCTTGGATAAAATAATTCCAATATTCCGAGCCAAAGGTGATATAACCGACCCTGAAAAGGGTAGAGATATTATCCTTGAAATGACAAAGGCAAAAACCCCAAAGGGTGGAACTTATACAATAATCCAAACTATTATGTATGATGACCCATGTCAAATCCATACTGATAAAGAAACATCAAAGACTTGGATTGATGATGAATTGACTTGGGAGGATGTTTATTCTAAGAAACCTGTTGAATATCTTGAAGCAATTGCAAAAGGTGAAACTCCAAAATGGGATTCTGATAAAGGTGGTTATGTTTATGGAAATGACGAAAAGAGTGAAACAACTTTTGGTTCATCTAAATCCAAAGTTGCCGACCCACAAGAAGATTTCGAGGTAGATGCTGATTTACCTTTTTAAAAAAAAATATTTTCTAACTATGAGCCCCATCTAAATTGGTGGGGTTCTTTTTAAAATCAAAAAATGAAAATTCAAAAGAAAATGGTTGATGCACTCACTTATAAGTATGAAAGTGAGATTGCAGAATCAGAGGCAATCCTATGGATTTATTTCGACAATCCTGTTGGTATTGGTGAACACCCACAACATTTGGAAGAAATGGACAAATATGTGGAAAAGATGACCAATGCAAAAGATAAATTAGAAACCCTAAACGAATTTGTTAAATATAACTTAAACAATGGCGATTAAGAAAAAAGAAATATCGTTGGATTCGATAAAAAATAAATTCTCAACGAAAACAAAATATAAACCTGAGAGTTTCTATAATTGCGGCGAAGCTTTTATGGATGCTTGTGGATTACCAGGACCCGTTATGGGTGGGATTAACATCTTTTTAGGGCATACGAATACTTCGAAAACTACTGCAATGATTTTAGCAGCGGCTGATGCACAAAAAAGAGGACATCTTCCTGTGTTTATAATTACCGAAAAAAAGTGGAATTGGCCACACGCAGTTGAATTAGGATTAGATGCTGAACAAACAGAAGATGGAACATGGGATGGGGACTTTATATTCAACGATAGTTTTGATTATATTGAACAAGCTACTGAATATATAAATAATTTGTTAGACGCTCAAGAAAAAGGTGAGTTACCTTATAACTTACTTATTTTATGGGATAGTGTTGGTTCATTACCATGTCAAATGACTTTTGAAGGTAAAGGTGGAAAAATGCACAATGCGGCGGCTTTAGCTGATAAGGTTGGAATGGGTATCCATTCAAGAATTGCGAAATCAAAGAAAGAAGATTATCCGTATTATAATACTATGGTTGTAATCAATCAACCTTGGGTTCAATTACCATCAAATCCTTTTGGTCAACCAAAAATTAAAGCTAAAGGTGGTGAAGCTTTATGGTTAGCAGCATCATTAGTATTTCTTTTTGGTAATGAAGCGGATAATGGTATTAACCACATTACAGCAACGAAAAACGGAAGGACAGTTTCTTATGCAGTTAGAACTAAAATTTCTATACTTAAAAATCACGTCAATGGCATTGCATACAAAGATGGTAAAATCATAGCAGTACCCCAAGGTTATATTTCAGATACCAAAGAAGCATTAGAAAAATATAAAAAAGAGTATTCACAATATTGGAATTCGATATTAAGTGGTACTGGTGAAATTACATTAGAAGAAATAACATCTGATTTGAATGAAATTTCTTATGAAGATTAAAAAGTAATAAAATTATTACTTTTATAAAGTTCGATATATTTATTAATATGGGAAGAAAGAAAATTGAAGAAAACAAAAAAAAAGTAAAAATCTCGGTTGCAATAGACCCTGAATTACCAAACTTTTTCAAATCAAAACATATAAATCTTTCTTCCTTAGTTAATAAACTATTAAAAGAATATATCGAAAATGGAAACAAAAATTTGTAAAATCTGTAATGTTGAAAAAAATCTAACAGAATTTCATTATCGTAAAGATAATCAAAAATATAGGACTGAATGTAAATCTTGTTTTTATGAAAAACAAAAAGAACGGAACTCAAAAAAAATTTATGAAATAAGGGAATATAAACGAGAATACTTTCAAAAAAACAAAAAACAAATTTTAGAAAAGAAACGCAATCTTAGACAATCAAATTTGGAGAAGTATAAAGAAGAAATGAGAAAGTATTACGAAAAAACAAAAGAAATACAAAAAGACAGAAAAAGGATTTGGATAGAAACGAATAGAGAGAAGTATAATAGTTATTGGATTGATAGAAAAAAAACTGATGTATTATTTAGTTTGATTACTAATATGAGAACAAGAGTTTGTAGTTACCTTAAAGTCAAAAATATAAATAAAAACAATAACACTTTTGAAATAGTTGGATGTTCTCCCATTGAATTAAAAGAACATTTGGAAAAACAATTTATTAATGGTATGAGTTGGGAAAATAGGAAAGATTGGCATATAGACCATATAATTCCATTGTCCTCAGCAAAAACAAAAGATGAATTATTAAAATTATTTCATTATACTAATTTACAGCCCCTATGGGCGATTGATAATATTAAAAAAAGTAATAAAATAATATAGAAAGAAATTATGTGTTTAAGTTATATCGGTGGTAAATCAAAAATAGGTAAATGGATTGTACCATTTATACCCAAAGACATTGAAACATATGTCGAACCATTTAGTGGTATGTATTGGGTATATTTTAATATGGACATTACACAGTATCCTAATTTAAAAAAGATTGTTTATAATGATTTTAATCCGTTGAATTATAATCTATTCAAGTGTATTCAAAATCCAACCGAATTATTAGATAAAATTAAATCACTTTCTTGTCAACAATTTGGGGTACTTGATACCCCAAGTATTTTCAAGGAACAATTTATTCAATATCAAAAGGAAATAT